TGAGCATGTCGCGCTCAGCTTTTCGGTCAGACAGCCAGCCCCAAACTCCCAGACCGAGCCCGGTTACGGTCAGCAGCAAAAACAGCAGAGCGAGGTAAATTTCGTGCATGTTAGAAAAACTCCGGCTTGGCGATGGCGCGGGTCAGAGACATCAGGCCCTTCTGCATGTCGGTGACGCCGATTGCTTTCCAGCGGCCATCTGCGCTGTCCGGCATGCTGTTGATGACCGCCTCGATCTGCGGGCCGAGCGCTTTGATGGCGTTCATGGCGTCTATTTCATCTTGGTTAAGTTCGCGGTAGCCGCTAATTTTTCGGTGCTGATTGTCCATGTGTTTCTCCTAGTCAAGTTTCCGCTGAATGCGGTTCAACACTTCGTTTTGCCGGTCCGACAACTCCCGGTCCGGGTCCCTCTCGTCTCGCTCTGCGAGATCGTTGATGAACTGGATTTCCCAGTCCGTGAGTTTGTCCTCCTGATCGAGCGCGTCGAGAACAAATCGTCGCTGAACCCTGTTCATGCGTGAGTCCTCCTGCGCGCCACCGCCACCAAGCCGATCAGAAGCGTGGCAAACAGCCATCCCGCCTCAGGAATGGGGACCGGCGTAACCTTGCTCATTTGCATTCCCTCTATTCGGCGACCCACAATCCAATTCTCCGTCTTTTTTGTTCGAGAAAAAAGGGGCGTTATGAGATTTATTCTCTTCGATCGTCTCCGAGTATTTTTGCGAGCACCTCTTCCTTGTGTTGCAAAGCTGTTGCGATCCGCTCGTCTTTTGTGTCCGTCGCTACTATGTCGTAATACGTCACGGTGTGATTCGTACCCTTCCTGTGCGCGCGGTCTTCGCTCTGTTTTCTGTTTTCCAAGGAGAAGTCATTGCTGTAATAAACAACCGTTCTCGCTCTCGTCAGCGTAATTCCTATGCCGCCACTTTGCGGCTGGCCGAGAAACACGTCTACTTCCCCGTTCTGAAACGCATCTATCGCTCGCTCGCGTTCTTCATCTCCGATTGAGCCGTGGTATTCAACGCACGAGATGCCGGCGTCAACCAGCATGCGCGAGATCATGGTCAGTTCGGGCTGGTAGTACGCCCATACGATGGCAGGCGACTCTGTGCAAGAAAGTAGTTCCATTAGAACTTCTGCGCGCGGATTCTTTTCTTCAATCAGCTCAGGCGTTCCCTCTCTGAAAATGAATCCGCTGGTTATCTGCCGAAGCTTGTTCAGCGAAGCCAACGCAGCCACCGTGTCGACATTTCCATCTGCGTCGTAGTATCGATTTTCCTGCTCCATCGCGACATAAGCTGCGCGAAGTTTCTGGGTGAGCTCGCAGTAGACCGTCTGAAATACCTTCTCAGGGATGTCCATGCAGTCTTCTTTTTTGACGCGGTACGTGTAAGGCGCGATCAGCCGCTGCAACTTGTCAAGATTCTTGTAGCGCTTCCTGCCCAAGCTGTCTGTGGCAATTATTTGCGGCTTCATGAATCGGCCGCGTGAGCCTGCACGCTTTTTGATGTCTTGCACTATGCGCGAGTCTTGTGGAAGGAGTTGGCAATACTCTGCGACAAACGCTTTGTAGCTGTCTGTGCCGAGAAGCCCTGGATGAAGGAACGCGTACTGAGAGAAAAGATCCTGCGGCCCTGCACTGCCCATCGTGCCTGAAAGAATCCTGCGGCTGTCGCCCCAACGTCCTAGAGCGAGGCAGCGTCGCGTCCTTTCAGAATCGAAACCCTTGATCCTTGAGCTTTCGTCGACCACGATCATGCAAGTGTGTTGAGACGCAAATTTCTGCGCTAGATTGAATCCAGTTTTGGTGCGTAGCGCATCCACGTTGACTGCGAATATAGTCAAGCGGTCTGGAGCAGGCCTCATAAGAAGCTCCCAAGACTCGCGCTCCATTTTGCCCGCCCCGGCTATGTACCGCGCGCCGTCAAACGGTATGCTGAGGTGCGTTGGCGCCTCTCTACGAATCCAGTTCGTGTGGACGCCCTTCGGCGCCACGACCAAAAGTCCGGTTATTGCGCCTTGGTGCCATAGCCTCTCTGCATCGGCGAGAATCATCCAGGTCTTGCCGGTCCCCTGCTCGCAAGCCAGGGCATAAAACTCTGGGTTAGCGGCCAGCAATTCACAACCGACCACCTGATGCTCCATCGGCTCTGTTTTCACGCAACACCTCGTACGCAGCTTCCAAAGAGTCCGCCAAGGAGTGGCGACGCAACTCTGCAACGGTCATGTCGTTCATCAAGTCGTGGAGCTCGGCTCTCAGCAAGAACACCTCCTTGCGGACTGAGTCCCTGATGAGGACGTAAGCTGGCAACCCCATGACCGTCGCTTCCAGGAGCCAATTCTTTTGTGACTGCCTCAGCCCTTCGTCGCCCAACAAGCGCGTTGAGGCACGCTTCGGCGGCGTAGGAGCTTTGAGCTCTAGCCAAGCGCTTTTGCCCGGCACCATGACGTGAACGTCCGGAGTGCCTTCGCCGACGACATTTTCGATGCGCTCCAAGCGTGCCCAGCTCGGCTTTGCTTTCAACAGCGCGTCGTACAGCCGTTGTTCCTTTTTCCTTAGCGCCAATTTTCATTTGGCTGTGACCTCCGAGTCCGTCAAGCATTTTATCTTCTCGACGATCAGCATGGAGAAGTCTTTCAGCCACCTCCCGCGAATGAGGAACCAATCATGCCCCTCGCGAGCTTTGTCGGCAATCTGTTCTCCGTGTGAATTCCAAAGACGCGGCCTCAAGCGTACTATGGCGGGCTTTGAAATTGAATCGTCAACGCAATGCAAGTCCAGGAACAGCGTCTGCCCAGTCTTGCGTTTGCCGCCGCGCTTGGCTACGCGCACAGCTTCGTTTTCGTCGAGCCGCGCCTTTCTCAGCAGCTTGCAGATCACGACGCCAGACTCTCCGTCAGCCAGATCAGCGAACTCCTTCACTGAGCCGCGTACATTGTACTCCTCGGGATTTTCATAGATGTCGCCCCACAGAGTGTGGGCGGGGCGAAGGTCAGAGAACTTGCAAGCCAATTTGCCGAGGCTCTCACGGTCCTTGTCCGAAAGTCCATCTGCGTTGCGCTTCTCTACGTAGTGCGCAGCCTTGACCGGGCCAATCCCAACCAAGTTCGTGAACCCGCCAACCAGCTTTCCGTCCACGGCAGCCCAGTTTTCGCTAGAGAGGTCCGGGTCGAATGCGACGACTTCGATTCCCTCTGAAGTCATTTCACGAAGCATTTCTATCACCTGCTCGTCGTCCTTCGCAGAGCGCAAGCAAGCGGCTGCATATTCCAGCTGGTGGTAACACTTCATGTACGCGCACCAGTATGAGATCACCGCGTAGCTGGTTGTGTGGCTCTTGTTCATCCCCCACGCGCCGAAAGAGCATATTTCGTTCCATATGTTCATCGCGTCAGCACGATCAATTCCTTGAGCCACCGCACCTTCAGCAAAGATCTCGCCGCGTTGATCGAAAAACTCCGTGCCCTTCCTGCCGGACATGGCCTTGCGTATAACGGACGTCTCTGACCATGAGAATTGACCGAGCTCACGCACGATCTTCATCACCTGCTCTTGGTACAACACGACGCCTAGCGTGTCACTGAGGTACGCTTCCATGGACGGGTGCCTGTACTCCACAGGCTCTCGTCCCGCCGCGCGGTTTATGTAGTGTCCCGCTGCACCACCACCGAGCGGCCCAGGCCTCGCGAGTGCCGTGACGTGGTCTATGCGCTCGAAAGAGTCGATGTCTATCTGCGCGCTGACCCGGCGTTGCGCCGGACCTTCGAACTGGAACACTCCTGAAAAGCGTTGCTCATTGAAGATTTGCAGGACAGCAGGGTCGTCGAGCGAAAGGTTGTACAGCTCTTCTGGCGTGATGACTCCGGAGTCTTCGATCACGCCCAACGTCCTGAGCCCGAGCGCGTCGATCTTGAGCAGGTTCAAATACTCCGCGCCTTTCTTGTCCACTTGCGCGACTCCGTCCCAGACCGTGCAAAACTCCAGCACAGGCTCGTTGGAGACTATGATGCCCGCCGCGTGCTGGCCTGAGTGGCTGGCATGGTTCTCCAGGTCTCCGACGAGCACGGCTTCGGGATAACGACGCAGGAAGTCTTTGCCCGGCTGGGTATTGGACAACGTATCCTCCAGCCCCTTGCCGTAGCGCGAGTCGCCGGATGAATACTCAATCAGCACGTTCAGCACAGCGAATGTAGCGCCGTGAGGTATGCCGAGCTTCTTGCCTGCGTGCGCCATGACCGAGCGCGGCTTGAGTCTGTTGATGGAGCCTATGCGCCCTACATTCTCTGCGCCGTAACGCTCCTCCAGATACGCAAACGCCAGATCCCGCTTCTTGTCGTTGAAATCGATGTCTATGTCTGGAAGGTCCGCTCTGTTGACGTCAATGAAGCGCTCGAAGATCAGTCCACTCGGCAGCGGGTCAACTTCGGTGATGTAGAGCAGGTAGCAAACTAGAGAGCCTGCGCTGGAGCCGCGTGCGGGGCCGACGAGCATTCGCTCCTTCGACCACTGAACGAGGTCTGCGACGACGAGGAAGTAGCTGGCGTAGTCCTTTTCCTCAATCAGCTCCAGCTCACGTGTCAAGCGCTGCTCGTACTCAGCAGTCCACTCTTTTATGTGCCCTGCGGCCAGCCTGCGCTCCTTCCCTTGTTGAACAAGCGCGTTGATGTCGCCCTCTACGTGAATGATCGGCGCTTTGGCGAGCTTCACGCCCTTGAGCCGTTCGCCGACAGCCACTGTGTTCGCCCAAGCAACATCGAACTCTTCTTGCGGCAGGAACCAGAATGCGTCTCTGAATTCTTCGTCAGAAAGGATGTGTTGAGGCGTCCGCTTTTGCGAGTCGTCCCACGCCAGGAATCGCAGCCGGTCGCTGGGGTCTGGATAGTCGTTGTCGCTAGTCAGCACGATGGGCCGGTCGATCCGTTCTGCCAAGCGCAGAGCGTCCATAGACCGGGTCAATGAGCGCGGGTTCAAATCAACGTAATCGATGTGGTCCGGCTCCTTGAGCGCGGCCCCGGCGAATCGTAGGCAGCCCGCCAGCTCCTCTGGCCGCCCTCGCCAATTCGAGACCGACCTATAGAAAGCCCTAGGGTCGGTCGCGAGAACCCATAGACGCGGCCCCTCCATGGCCAATTCGCAACCGAAAGCAGGCTGAATGTCTTTTGCAACCAGTTCCTGTTCCCAGTCTGCGTGAGCCCACGTTCCTTTGGTGTCTACGCACCCCGCAACCTCACAGCCGACCGCGCTCAGTCGCTCTGCGACCCTGGACACCGGGCCGTAGGCGTTACGAAAGCTGCATTCTGTTCTGATACGCAATTGCGGCAGCATAATATTCCAAGAGTCCTTGGCGCTTGCAGACTTCGCCTAAAGCGGCGCAGTCGTCTGCAGCGCGGTGAGTTTGATCCAGCTTCTCGCCGGTCGCTTCTTCATACACATCCACAAGGCGCGGCCTGCGCCCGTAACGCTCTGCGTTCTCCTGCACGGTGCAGATCTGGTGCTCCGGCCACTCAACAGGCTCCAGGCCACAGCGCGTCACCTCAAGGTTGACCATATTCATGTCGAATGGCAGGTTATGCGCTATCACGGCATTCGATCTGCTGAGAAACTGGTTGATGGCCGGGAACACTTCGTGAAACAACGGCTGGCCGCGCAACAGTTCGTCCGTGATCCCGGTGATCTTGACGATCTCCTGCGGAAGCTTGATCGCAGGGTCGACCAGCAGCTCCAGGCGATCGTGCTCCTCGCCATGCTCGTCCAGAAGCACGCCGCCGAATTCAATGATGCGCGGCTGCACTTCCTGTTTTGCCGATGGGTGTCTAGGGATGCCCGTGGTCTCTGTGTCGAAAATCGAAAAAAGAATCATTGGCTCATGCCTTGTTCGTTAGCCCGCCACGCTTGCCGGAGTATGCTCAACAGCAACTCCTCTTTCGGTGAAGGGCATTCGTTCTCGTTGATGAGCGCAGCCGCCTCTTTGAGACAGCGGGCTACGTCCCACTCAAGAAGGTCTGCAGGCTCCTTCAATCGCCGTCCCTGTTGTCTTCAAGGCGATTGATGAACTTGAGGTCGAGGCCGAGCAGGTCTCGGGTGGCGTAAATCACGTAGTGATACCGACGAATCCCGGCAATGGCCGGATTGGAGTGCGACGTCGTGAAGACTTCCTGCAACACAGGGATCCCGATGGAACGGAATGTCGCTTGAATGTCCACCAATTCTTCCTGAGTGACGTGCACGCCGAGGTGAGCCGCGCAGGGCGTGTGGTGCTCAACGAAGTTCTTGCCGTCCACGTAGTGCAGAACCTCAAATTCAATTCCAGGCACGAAGTCGTAGTTGAAGCGCAGATCAGCCTTGTTACTCGCGACTTCACCGCGCACAAGCCCGGTTGCGGCGACCTGGTCCTTGACGTAACCCTTCACGCCGAGAACTTCGAGCAGGGCCAGCGCTTCTTCCATCCGGCTGGGGTCTGGCGCGATTGCAATCTGGTCAATTTTCAATTCCATGAGTTCAGGCTCCGTAGGGGATGTCGCATCCCGTCAAGTATTTGTGGCGCTCCTTGGTCGACAGGAGGAACGCAATGAATTCCGCCAGCACCTCTGGCGGCGTCTCCTCGCCGGTGAGCAGAGACTGGAGCTGGTAGTCGTGCGCTTCCTCGGCAGTCCACCCTCTGGTCCTTTGGACCTCGGCGTCGATCTGCCGACTCATGCCCGTGTCGGCCAGCTTGTTCGGGCTTACAGAGAACACGGTGACCTCAGGAGAGAGCTCACGGGCCATCTGCTTGGTGAGGATGAGCGCGGCCCCTTTGGACGCATTGTAAGCAGCGGAGCACCGCATCGGGATGTGGGCCGCATTGCTCACTATGTTCACCACGGTGCCTCGCGAATGACGCAGAGCGCCGACGCAATAGCGCGTCATGTTGGCGATGCCCCACGCATTGGTCTCCATCACGCGGTCCCAATGCGCCTTGGTGATGTCTTCGAGCCAGGACTGCTGATTGACTCCCGCGCAGTTCACGAGTATGTCAAGGTCGCCTTGGAACATGCCTTTTGGCTCTCGAACGTCGTGAGCAGGCTCGATGTTGTAATCCCAACGAATCACGAATGCACCTTGACGCTCCAATGCGTCTGCGATGCACAGACCGAGGCCGGAACCAGCTCCGGTCACTAGAGCGGTTTTTCTCTGGGCAACGCTCATTGCTCTTCCTCCTCGGGCAGCAGCGACTCGATCATCGCTGCGTACACCGCAATGTCGTGAATGGAATCTCGATGGGCGAGGCCGCTGTTGGCGAAGCGCGTCAACTTGACTATCAGCAGCTCGTAGAGGTGCCAGACGTTGAACTGCTCCTCCGTACCGACCAGCTCGCTGGCAGGGCGCGGCGCGGCGTAACCGTGCAAGACGTGCATCACCTTGCCGACGAGCTGATAGTTGTTCACGTACCGGCTATTGCGCGCGCGGAACGTGACCGCCATATCCGCCAGCAGCTCGTCTGGCGTCTTGGCGCGGCTCGGCGTGTCGACCTTCAAAGGGTAAGGCACAGCCTCCGTTGAAGAGAGGACGTACAACTGCTTTATCCCCCATTGGCGGTAAGCTTCCAGGACGTCGCGCCGGTCATCGTAGGCGTCATGTATGTCGCCGGGTTCAAGCTCCAGCTCTTCGAGCATTCTGATCTTCAGCACGGCCGAGGGAGACGTGTCATTGAGCGGTCGCATGCACAGCGACGTAGGGTGGTCCGAGAGCCACGAGAAGTTGTGCGCAAGCCAATGCATCGTAGCTTCCCGCTGCGACTCCGAGCGGCCCGTGAGGAACAAGAACTGGTCTCGCGGGTGATGCACCGCTGCTTGAACAACGTCCACGTTGATCGCCGGATCTCCAGCGCAAAGCGAATGGTAACGCTCATAGTCGCCCTCCAACGCGATGTGTCGCCGGTTCGTGTCGTCGGATATGCAATTGTCCAGGTCAAAGATGTGAATCCGGGGGCCGTCGCTGTGCATCACGACTTCCTCAGAAGGTCGATCACCTTCGCCAGCTCCCAGCCGAGGCCCTTGCCGGTCTCCAGCCCGGTGGCCTCGATCTGCTCTTCGAGGATCTTGATTGCGTTGTTCAACGGCGGCACGAAGAAGTGTTCAGACCAAGGCCACGCTTCCAGCACGCACTCCTTCATAAAGGAGATGACGTCTGCGTACTCGCCTTGCGTGCGAAGCGACTCTCGCGCCCGTACCAGCTCCACGAAGTTGCGGAGGTTGTACTTGCAGACGAGATTACACGCCACGTTGATCGGCAGAACACCGCGTGCATCCTGCGGCGCTAAGCCGCGCTGCAAAAGCTCGCTGTACGCGGCCATGCCTCGCGCTGCCACCTCACCGAACGCATTGGCTTGGTGCTCTTCGACGCACGGGTTAATGACCACCGCGTCGCTGACGTCGGTGACGCGCTGGCTCTGCATGGCGTATGAGGCTGTCCGAGTGCGCGTCATCTGCTGAGCGCAGGCGCGGCTCACGTCGCTCACGAGGAACGTCAGGTCAACGAACTCCCAAGAGCTAGGAATGGTTCGCGACATGTAAACAAGCTCGTCCTCAATGGCGGAGTCCGTCCACTCCTGAATGGTGGCGAATAATCCAGGCGACATGTTGAGCCGCGTCGACTTCGTGAACACCAGAACATTCGCGGCGTGACGCCGTTCGTCTGGCCTGCCCTTCCCTGTGTAGTCAATCAGTTGCACCTTCATGTTGCAGCCATCCTTCTGTCGTATCGGCTTGCGGTGAGCAAGCGCTTTATTACGGTCGCATCGTTGACAACGTCGTCGAGGAGCAAGTTCCTCCACGTTGCGAAGCGACCAATGGAGAATATACCGTGCTCATCCGTGAGCCGCGCGACCAGACTCTTGCGCAGTCCCTCGTCGATGGGCGCTATTTTGCCGTAGCGCTGCTCAACGTGCTCTGCTTGCACTTGGTCGGGCATATTGAAAAATCCGAATGCTTCGTGCAGCTCCTCCTGCCAGCACTCTTCGTAATGAGCCGGACCACCGCGTGCCGTGGCAAACTCCGCGATGAGCGTTGAGCCTGTGATTGAGGCGCGGTAAAGGTCGTGAGCCGTGCTGGTGAAGTACACGGTCTGGTAAACGTCGCAGTTGGGCACCTCAGAGCGCAGAACGTGGATCCCTGCCTTGCGGAATTCAACGTTGCCTGTGTCGACGCTTAAAGCCGCGAGAACTTTGTCCATTGGCGCAGTGGAGATCAACTTCTCGCCTCGGGCCGAATGGTCAACGTAATCGACGGGTGAATTGTAGTGTAGCCGGGAGCCCAACGACTCGACAAGCATTGCGTGGAAATCAAGCGGCGCAACGTACCGGGTCACCGGCTCCAGATTCCACACGCTGCGATCGCCGAGCATCTTGCCCAAACATTTTTGGCTGTAGAGATTTGCCTCCAGGATCGTCGGCTCTCGGAACTTGCCCTCGCGAAAAATGCCCTTGCGCACCAGCACTTTCTTGAACTCGACGCCCGTGAGCTTTGCGACGGCGTCAGAGCGGAAGCGCAACAACGCACGGTGATTCATCCGAGGCTCGGGCGCAGCTTCGTGGACCTCCATCCGTGGAAAAGCGTGCGCTGTTATCAAACCAGCGAGTCCTGCTCCGGCGATTATCATGTGAACTCCACCCAGCCAGAGGCGCGCAACGACAACAGGATCTTGCGCGTGTCGAAGCGAAAACTCTCGTCCAGCTCCGTCTTCATAGCTTTGCCACCGAGCTCAACCAGCGTGTCGATCACCGCGCGCCGGTCGCTGGCCTTCTGCAGCTTCGTGGTTGCTTCGTGGGCGCAAAGGACGACGATCGTGCCGTCAAAGAGCTGGCGCGGCCTGCCCCTTGCACGTCGGGCGACGGTCTTCGTAGTCTGGCCACGCCCCTTTGCAGACTTGCTGCTCATAGAACTTCTCCTCGGTTAACGCGTCCTGGTAGGAGGCCTCTCCGGCGACCCCCAGGATCACGATCAAAACTATCAATGCGACGATGGCTTTCATCACACACATCAATCTAAAATGAGCGCAGAGATTGCAACCAGCGAATCAGAATTGATCTTGTCGCTGTACCGAACGTTGTTTCGGCCGCGCAGGCTGTAGGTTCCATCAGGCTTGATCCGAATAGTCCCCTCTACGCCCTGATGAAGCTGGATGGCATGACTTCCAGGCCCGTCGTACTTGTACGTGAAAGTGTAGCCGCCTTCGATCAGCGTGTCACAAACAGCTTTCGCAAATTCGTCAGAGTTCATCTCAGTTCTCCTTGTCAGGGAAGCCGCTTACGCGGCCTCGTCGATCTGGTTTGCTTTTTGCCACCATGCGGAATGGAACGTTTCGTTCCAATCGCGCTCGGGAACTTGTCGCTCGATAGCC